CATGACACAAGCATTGACACTTTTACTGCTTACAAGAATTACATTAGCAGCAAACCTTGGGTTGCATCTAATTATCTACGTGACCCATCCAGAAAACCAAATTGGTTATGAAAAGCATTTATCTCGGACCCACATATGATTTGTCTGCCATTGATGGTGATAGTATTACACCTAGGCAGGTAGCATCCCTATTATCTTTTGGTGAGAAGGATGTAGACCTTGAGTCTGGTAAGTTTTATACTATGGAGAACCGTAAGGTCATAGCAATCTTTCAAGGTAGGTCGGAGGCAGGACCAAGAGCACTAGGTAATCGTTCTATACTATATGATCCTAGAGATCCAGTAGGTAGGGATAAGTTGAATATGATCAAGCATAGAGAAGCATTCAGACCCTTTGCAGGTACAGTTCTAAAGGAACATGCTAATAAGTATTTTGATATGGCAGGACTAGATGAGTCACCTTACATGACCTTTGCTGTTGATGTGAGAGAAGAGTGGGTGGATAATATACCTGCAATAAATCATGTTGATAATACATGTAGAGTACAAACTGTTACAAGAGAACAGAACCAACACTTCTATGATTTGATAGTAGAGTTTGAAAAACTCACATCAATACCCATACTACTCAACACATCATTCAACCTAGCAGGTGAACCCATGGTTGAGACACCAGAGGATGCTATCAGAACACTAGAGGGTAGTGACATAGATTACATTTACTTTCCAGAGATCGGTAAACTCAGGGGAAAATGACTTTTTATTTTCATTTATTCAGGAAAAAAAACTCAGCAAATTTTTTGCCCCCTAGGTTTTTATGAATATATTAGGAGTAAACTTATCTAACAACGCATCCATCTGCATTATGAAAGATGGTGTGATAGATTTGTATTTGGAAGCAGAAAGAATCAATAGAAAAAAGTATAGTAACTCAATCAAATCTTTATTGCATTTAATTACATGTGATATAGATGTGATAGCAGTAGCAGATGCTTACTGGGATAAACCTTCCAAAGAATTACAATCAGTAATGGAATTGAGGAAGGTGATAAAGATGTTTCCTAAGGCTAAGGTCTATGACTACAGGCATCTACATCATAAGTGTCATGCTGCATGTGCATGGTATCGATCTGGGTTTGATGATGCAGTTGCTATTGTAGTAGACGCTAATGGATCTAAGATCAATAGAATAGAAACAGAGACTATGTATGAGTTACCATCATGGAATGTGATACATAAAAAATATTTTGATGAACAGGATGTAGGTATAGGTAAAGAGTTTGAACTGTGTTGTGTCGGACATGGTTGGCATCACATGGATGCAGGTAAGGTAATGGGTAAGGCATCTTACGGACCTACTCTTGGGTCTGGATCTAATGATTGTTATAGAGTACAGAAGAAGTGGGAAAGAAGAGCACTTGAATTAGCAAACCTAACAGACAAGGACTTGGTGCTTGTTGGGGGTTGCTTCTTGAATTGTACTGTTAATTACATGTTAAAGAAGAAACTTGGTCGAAAAATATATGTTGAACCTATCTCCACTGATGGAGGTACTAGTATAGGAGCTGCTTATCTTGCCAAAACTGAGCATACTTGATGTAAGTACTACCATAGGTTGTAACTTATCCTGCAAAGGGTGCAATCATTTCAGTAATTACTTCTCACCTGGTAGTAAGTTGGATACTGATGCTTTGTTGAAAGATATAAGAGTTATCTTACCAAGACTTGATATAGATAGAGTGTCCATCATTGGTGGAGAACCTTTACTCAACCCTAGATGTGAGGAAATATTATATGAATGCAGATCACACACTAGAAATGCTGTCTATCTATACACTAACGGTTTACTTCTGCTACAGAATGAATCTTGGATTAGAAAAGTACTAGATGATCCTCAAGTATATTTGAGAGTTAGTGTGCATTTACCAGAGGTAGTAGATATAATAAAGAAGTTCAATCATCCTAAGGTACTGGTCACCGAACATCATACTGGTAAGGATAGATGGTTTGATTCAATAAAAAAACGAGACGGTAAAGTACATCCTTACAACCATAATAATATCAGTAAAAGTTATAAGGTTTGCTCCTGTCCTAACGCTCAGTTATATAATGGTAGACTATGGAAGTGTCCTAACACTGCATTTTTGAGAGAATTGCTGTCTGTCACAGGACAAAGTGATGATTATGAATGGAAAGATTATATTGTAGATGGAGTACCTGTTGATTGTAGTGATGATGAATTGACAAAGTTCTGTACTAATAGTAGAATACCAGAGAACGTATGCAATATGTGTACTGCTAAACCATTACACTTTAGTGCTGCTATTCAGGGCTCAATAAATAAATCACTCGCAAAAACCAATGCCAACATATCCACTAAAGAATTTAAAGACAGGTGAAACTAAAGAACTGTCTATGACAATGAAAGAGTATGACGAGTGGAGAAAAGATAATCCTGACTGGGATAAAGATTGGTCTAAAGGAGCAGGAGGAGTAGTCAGTGGTACAGGAGATGTGTACTCTAGAACAGATGGAGGATGGAATGAAGTCCTCTCTAAAGTATCACAGATACCAGGATCCAAAGTAAAACCTCAGAAAACTACTCACTTCTAATGCCAGCAAGAAAAAAGAAAATGTCTAACAACGTTGGTGCTGGTAGATCTACCAAGCAAATGAAAAGAAAGAAACCATACAACGTTGATCAGATGGTAGCAGTGGAACCTATTACTGCTAATCAAAAGATTGCTTTCAAATCATATCAGGAAGGTAAGAATCTATTTCTCTATGGTGCTGCTGGTACAGGTAAAACATTTATAACCCTGTACAATGCACTCAAAGAAGTTTTAGATCCTATAACTCCTTACAATAAGGTAGTGATAGTAAGATCTTTAGTGTCTACAAGGGAGATTGGTTTCTTACCTGGTGATCATGAGGACAAGTCGTTCTTATATCAGATACCATATAAAAATATGGTCAAGTATATGTTTGAGTTGCCTACTGATCAAGAGTTTGAAATGTTATGGGGTAATCTCAAGGAACAAGAGAGTGTAACCTTCTGGTCTACATCTTTCATCCGTGGTACTACACTAGATGATTCAATTGTGATTGTAGATGAGTCACAGAACTTGAATTTTCACGAGTTGGATAGTATAATAACAAGGTGTGGTGAGAATTGTAAGATCCATTTCTGTGGTGACGCAGCACAAACAGATCTTATCAGGACAAACGAGAAGAATGGTATTCTAGATTTTCAGAAGATCATTACTCGTATGCCTGAATTTGATTTAGTTGAGTTCGACATCAATGACATTGTAAGATCGGGTCTTGTCAAGAGTTACCTCGTAAGTAAAATTGAATTAGGTATGTAATGTTTACTCATGTAGAATGCGATCTTCCTGCTCTGAGTAGGAAGACTATTGAGGGAGTAAGATACTATACTGTAGAGGGTAGACCAATGGTGTCTATCACATCAGTCACTTCTCATTTTAACAAAGAGATCTTTGTCAATTGGAGGAAGAGAGTTGGTGATAAAGAAGCAGATAGAGTTACTAAAAGATCTACTACTCGTGGTACTAAAGTACATACTCTGATAGAGAATCATCTGTTGAATAAGGAGGTGGATCCTGATACACCTGGTTCTAAGATGTTGTTTCTACAGTCTAAACAATCTTTAGAAAAGATAAATAATATCTACGCTCTTGAAAAGAGTCTTTATTCTACCGAGTTAGGTGTTGCAGGTACGGTAGATTGTATTGCAGAATATGATGGTGAGTTGTCAATAATAGATTTCAAAACAGCAGCTAAACCTAAACCAAGAGACTGGATTGAGAACTACTTTGTACAGGCAGCAGCGTACGCATGTATGTTTTACGAGAGGACTGGTATTCCTGTCAAGAAACTTGTCATACTTATGACATGTGAGAACGGAGAAGTGACAGTTTACCAAGAGTATGATAAAATGAAGTATATGAAACTACTTGTAGAGTACATCAACAAATTTGTAGAGGACAAACTAAATGGCAACTAAGGCAGAGATGAGATCGGTATTGAAGAACAAGTTCCTATGTCAGGACAAGTTCTCCAATGATATTGAGAACCTAGTCAAAGATAATTCTGGTATGAATTACATTGAAGCAATCTGTCATTACTGTGAGCAGAATAGTATAGAGATTGAATCTGTAAGTAAACTTATCAGCAAACCAATGAAAGAGAAGTTGAAAGGTAATGCAAGTGAACTAAATTATTTAAAGAAAACATCTCGAGCTAAATTTGTAGCATTATGATATGAATCTGTGGAAGGAACGTAAATTAGCAAAGGCATGTTTACGGGATTATAATATAGATTCATTGTCAGATAAGGTAGAGTATATAAGAGAACTCAAAGGATTTTGGACAGATAACTTTCAACATGTATCTGATGAAGAAATAAAACGATTAGAAAAGAGAAGACCTACTACTAGACTGCTAAGTATACACACTATCAATGGGTGTAACTTAGCATGTCGTGCGTGTAATCATAACAGTAGTCTTCTAAGTGCTAGTAGTAAGATAGATATAGATCAATTGCTTCTTGATATAGAGGAGGTGTTGCCTAAGATATATGTTTGGAGTCACATCAGTATCATAGGTGGTGAGCCACTGTTAGAACCTCGTACCAGAGAGGTGACAGCAAAGGTGAGAGAGTTATCAAGACGTACTGGACAACCTTGTGTGGTAAAGTTGTTTAGTAATGGTTCACGGTTGTTACAGGAGAAGGAGTGGATCGTTGACGAGATGTTGAAGGGAGTTGTCTTTCGATTGACATTCCATTTCCCATGGTATACAATGAAGGGAGTCAAAAATTGGCAGAATGCTTATGAGTTTGTAAAGTATGCTGAGTCTAGAGGTGTTGATGTAAACGGTAACACCTTTGAATTGAGTGAAGCATTTCGTATGGACAATGGTCAACCAAGAGTATGGTTTGATCTAGTCAAGTATGATTACAGTGATGGTATCAAATACTATCCTTATGAAGACCATAACATCACAGAAAGTTTCAAGCATTGTAGTTGTCCCAACTCACAACTATACAATGGACATCTCTGGAAGTGTCCTATGATCTCTTACCTTAGAGAATCATTAGCAGTTACAGGTCAGTTAGATGATCCTAAGTGGCAAAAGTATCTGGCATACAAACCAACTAGCATTGGTGCATCTGAAGATGAGTTGAGAGCATCATTCCAAGAGGTCTTAGAACCTCGTGACATTTGTGACATGTGTTCTGCTAATCCTAAATGGTTTACTGCAGCACAACAATTAGATTCTAAGAAAAAGAAACACGTTGAGATGATCAATCCTCCACATTATGACACCGTTTGACACCTACACAAAGTATCTTGCATTCAAAAACCATTTCACTAAGGAGAAGTATGACTACCATAGGTATGGTGGTAGATCAAGAGCAAAGATAGATTCATTTTATAAGAGAAAGGATAGGTACTTCTTTGAGAAGACATCTAGGAAGTATAAAGATGATGAGATATGTGATTTCTTTCTTGCTAACTTTGTAGACACTGATAATCCTCAAGGTGTATGGATAGGTAACATGATAAAAACAGGGGAGGTAGTATACAGGAAGTGGATGAAGAGACAGCAGAGTTTATTCTATAACTTCAAGCAAAGTTCAGAGGATATGATGGATGAGTATGATTATGAGGAGTTCTTTGATGCATCTAAAGGTCACCCACCCATACTCAAGGAGCATCTTGCGGGTAATATATGTGTAGAAGAGATGTGTATCTATGAGAAACTATTCTCTTACTGTAAAGACTATGATAAACAGTTAGATGATCCAGTGTGGAAAGTAGTTGGTCTAAAGATAAGGAAGTACTTACCCTTTCTAAATATTGACAAAGATAAGTATCGTAATCACTTACTGAAGAGGGTAAAGGAAAGGTATGGGTAAGTTCTTCGAGTCAGAAACAGTTCGCAGTGAGATGGAGGACATCACTGATCTTCAGAAGGAATTGTATAAAGTTATTGCACAGTTCCCACACATGAGTGATGAAGCAAAGTGGATACACATTGAGACTGTAAAGGAATTGTTAGGAAAACAACAGGTGATGTGGACTAGGTTGTCCTTGTCTGATGACCCACAAGCAAAGCAAATGAAAAAGAACTTAGAAAATGGGTCAAAAGAATTGGGATTTGGTGACGCAGATCTTGGTACAATATTCAAAAATATGAGGACTACATTAGATGCGATGCAACAAAGTCTCCGTCGCTAAGTGGACTAGTGCTACTATAATACCTATTGCTATGGTCTTTCATGTCATGGGATGGACTCCGTGGAATAGTATCTTACAGATGTTTGGTGCTGCAGGATGGGTGTACGTTGGTACTAAGACAGGTGAACGTGCTCTCTTATTGAACTTCCTTCCTCAGTTCTTTATTATAATACCAGGTCTTATTGTCTTGTGGTATACAAGATGAAGATATACTTTGATGGGTGTTCTTGGTGTTGGGGTGCAGAATTACAGGATCCTTTTCAATCACGGTTTAGTAAGTTAGTATGTGATCATTATAATGCAGAGGAATATAATATCTCTAGGAGAGGTGCGAGTAATGCTCGTATGGTTAGACAGTTATTAGTTGATCATAAAGATCTCAGTGAGTTTGATCTTGTTGTAATACAAATGACATACCCTCAGAGGATGGAGTATTATGATAAAGATAAGAAAAAATTTGTAGAGAATAGGAACTGGTCTCAGACAGCAAAACTATCTCTCAATCAATTACGTGAAGCAACGTGGTGTAAAGAACAGAAGAAATTATTACTTGACAATGCTGAACTTGATAGTAAAGACAAAGCATGGTTAGATTATTACAAATACATATATGAAGATGAGTATGGTGATGTTTATGATGACATGTATGCTACTGCCATAAGAAGTTACTGTAAGGTACAGGGTGTACCACTAATACTAGCGACTACAAAGAAGAAAAAGCATTCTCAAATAGAGTTTGATATATACTGTGGAGATGTTCCAAGAGCAACTCATGGGCATCCTAATGAGGAAGGTCATAGTATTACTGCGATGAGAATTATTGATGAAGATTTACTTTGATGGATGCTCTTGGACACTTGGTGGAGAACTAGTCAAGAATAATAGACAGTGGTATG